TCGAGCTCGAGAACAAGCTTCTCCGCGGGGAAGTCGAAGATTGCAAGAATGAGATTTTCCACCTAAAGGTGGTTATCGAGGACCTCGGGGATGAGTTGGACGAAGACTACGAGTCTGACGAGGAGTCGGTTGCAAGCACCGAGGACGAGGAGTCTGACGACGAGGAGTCCGACGATGAGGAATCTGACGATGAGGAATCTGACGATGAGGAATCCGACGATGAGGATGACTTCCACATCTCTCGGAACGCCGCGATCGTCAATGTCCTCCGGAAACTCTCCGACCTCGAGAAAGATGATTTCAAGAGCGAAGCATACTGGAAGGCTGCCGAGGCTGTCGACAACATCCCCTACACCATCGTGGATGGCGCATCTCTCTCCAAGGGAGAGACCAAGGTCGCTGGCATCGGCAAGAGCATCGCCAAGAAGATTGATGAATTTCTCGAGACTGGGATGATTTCAAGACTCGAGGAACTCAAGAAGAAGCCTCCTACGACCAATGAGTGCATCTTCGATGCCCTCGGTGAGGTGGCTGCCCGAGAGTCGGACGTTCACAAGAAGGCTGCCTACAAGAAGGCTGCCCAAGCTATCAAGAACCTCGACTTTGAGGTGACCTCCGGTGAGGAACTTGCCAAGGGTCCCAACAAAGTCGCTGGTATTGGCAAGAGCATCGGACGCAAGATCGACAACTTTCTGCAGTTTGGGGATATGTAACCTAATTTTTAATAAAAATATATAAAATCAAGTTGAAAATGAGCGACATCGTTAAAGTCGTAAATCTTCATCAATTGTTTCCCATTCGCGTGGTTCACTAGCAATAGTATTATCTTCAATAATTATATCTCGAATCGTTTCAAATAAAACATACGTTAACGCAAATTTATACGCTAAAAATCCAATAAATGTGGCACCATAATCAAAATCAAATGCAAATGGTGCGTTATTCCACAGCACTTCAAAAATAGCCGTGCTCACTGGCACAAACATCTGTTTTTGAATAGTTGACTTTTCGATATTATCCACGTGATCTGAAAGAAGATTCATATATGTATATGATGCAATTGCTCCGATAGTTGCCGAAACACCAACATCCGCTCCTTGCGTAATAAAATATGACGCAGATATAGCCGCACCGTAGGCAGCTGTAGAGTTTTTGAGACTAGTCTTGAGTTTATCATACTCGGGGATAGAGCGGTTTGTGATTGGTAGGCGGGTAGGTTTCGCAATAGCAAGAGTCAACATGTACTAGATGTAAAAGACTTAAAATCTTTATCCTAGTTATAGTAAATGCCGTGTCAGTTGTGTAAGAAGAAATGTGGAGTGCCTATAGAGTGTAAATATTGTAAAGGAAATTTTTGCCCAAAATGTATTCGTCTAGAAACACATAATTGTATTGGTATCGAAAAGCGTCGTAAAGAAGGTCTTAAAACTCTGGAAGAAAACCTAACATATGAACCCACTCCTAAGTGCTTAAAGATTTAGATAGAATACTATTCAGTGGGAGGGGGATGAAAGCTGAGATGCCCGAGTGGTCTAAGGGGGGCGACTTAAGATCGCCTGGCATATAAGTCTCGTGGGTTCGAACCCCACTCTCAGCATCTTATATCGAAACTTGTTTTCGATATTGGCACTCTTAGCTCAGTGGTTAGAGCGTGTGCTTAGTAAGCACAAGGCCGGGAGTTCGAACCTCCCAGGGTGCATTTTTAAGTGTGAAACCCACATTTAAAAATGTTCTAAATTTATATAATGGATGTTCATAACCTTACAGCATGTTGTTTTTTGGTATCATTTTCAACTCTATGTGTTTCAGAAATATTTTTAGGCTATGTGGTGTATCCAATGTTTCTCACCCACGCCTTAACATTTTATATGTCCTACGATCTTGTGTGGATTTATATACAACCTGAAATTGTTAAGTCGTTTCGTAAACTCATTATACTACACCATATCATGGCTTTAATTTACATTATGAGACCTCTATGTGTACCAGAAGAAGCCTACCTTACAGCATATCTAGGGTTAGTTGAAATTGATACATCTGTGTTAACACTCAAATATATGTTTCCAAAGAACGAGACTATCCGTTCACTTTATTTATTTACAAATGTATTCTTCCGCGTTTGGTATGAAAGTCTTATGTCTTTAGTTGTATGGTTCTTATACGATTTTAAAAACATATATGTGAAAATACATGTAATGACCTGTCAACTCTTTTTCAATATTTTCAGTTGTGGAATATGTGTGTTGACCTATCGTGCCTTAAAGAATAAGCACCTTAAGGATGTATAATGTCTCTCGGAGTCAAAAAACTTAGCTATGATTCTATTCTACCTACTCGAGGCTCTGATGGTGCTGTTGGCTACGATCTCTATAGTAATTGTGATGGTGTTATACACCAGTATAAACGGGGCCTTATCTCAACGGGTATCGCGATATCACTCCCACCGGGGGTCTACGGGCGTGTTGCGCCTCGTTCGGGATTAGCCGTAAAACGTGGTATTCAAATTGGTGCCGGTGTCATCGATCCAGACTATACCGGTGAAATTTCCGTTGTCATCTTCAATATGGGGGATACCGATTTTGAAGTGAAAAAAGGTGATCGTATTGCACAGCTCATTCTTGAGAGATGTGAGACCCCGCCAGTTGAAGAAATTAGTATCCTCGAAGAAACTGAACGAGGTGATGGTGGTTTTGGTTCTACGGGAAATTAGAGCAATACCAAAAATCTTCGGGTACAGGCATGAAAAGTACACCCTCCTGTGTCGCCATCCAAAGCTTGGACTTATGCACATGAGAAAATGACATAAGTAACCAACGCTCCCAATACTCTTGAGAAAGGTAATTATCCCAATCTTCTATAGTACTTTCCTTAACTTTCAGCATACCCCTATGTATTTCATAGGGATCTCTCTCAATTCGCACCTCCTTGGGTAGGATCGCCCCCCTCCTAAGAAGTTGTGCCCTCATTATGCGGGGATTTCCATGATCCACGTAGTATTCAAGCCCCTTTTTTCCAAAATCTATCGTTCTTTCACATGGTAAAGTTACTCTGTACCGATGGGTGACCGATGGACTTGGTTTTAGGGAGACATACATTTTTTTTATATACTTATATATAAATAGAAATGTTTTTACTTAAATTGATAACATTCGGTATTGGGTTTCATATTTTACGTAAAAATATGAAAAAATCCCCATCTTTACATGACGACAAAATATTAGAAGAAGATATTTCAGATGAAGAAAAGGTTTTGATAAGAAAATGGATTAAAAAAAGTGGGAAAAATAAATATGGCGACTCTTTAAAAAGTATATATCCAGATGGAATACCTTTGTATGATAAAAAAACAGGGACATACATGAACTATTATGTGTATATAAAGTCAAAATATCCATCATCACCATGGAACTCAGGTAGTATAAAGAAAAAAGTCGACAAATAATCATGAAGACATATGAATCCCTGGATGGAATTACTATTAGAGTTGGTACAAATGCCAAGGAAAATTATGAACTCGTTGAATCGAGTCATGCGGCGAATTGGTGGCTTCATGTCAAGGGGTGGCCAGGTTCACATGTCGTAGTTTCTTATGACGGAGATTTCTTACCAAAAGAAACTAAAAAAGATGCGGCTGCGTTGGCTGTTCACTATAGTCAGGCTTCGGGTCAGAAGCATGTTACAGTAGATTTGATCCGTGTGCAACATGTACTTCCATTAAATACACACGGTTCCGTTGAGCTCTTGCGAGACCCAATCGAAGTCTTAGTGTTTATAAATCGAGAAAACCCAAGACTTGATAGACTTATTAATTTAACAAAGTAGAATAGAGCCCAGCGATGTAGTACACATTTTTAAAACCCAAGTTTTCCAATTTCTCTGCCGCAAATCTGGCTCGTTGTCCAGTATTGCAGTAGACGAGTAAACCCTCTTTGGGAAGTTCAGACGTTGTTTTTTTATTAATTTTGTTCACTGGGATGTGTATGGCTCGTGGGTAGTGACCAGCACGGTATTCCATCGATGTGCGGACATCTATGACCACCCTAATCTTTCCAGATTTGATGTATTCCTTGGCTTTTTCAGATGAAATGAGATTGGGTCCAAAGTAAGTATAGGCTACAAGAGTAGCGAGGGAACCAACGATAATAAGAGGGATCATTTCTTATTATACTCTTAGAAAAAGTTGTCAGTTCTGTACATATTAACCTCAAATGAACCAGTCTTGCCAGTCACCGAGACTGTTTCATTTCCATAGAGCTCCTGGCACCCGATATCCTCCATACAGTCCCTAGCATTATGACTCACTGGGACTGGATACAAGTTTTCACCACCAGTGGTTGTGTAGTAGTGGTACCTATCGCGGCGACCACGAACCTCCTTGCCGTAGAGGGGGAGGGTCTCGTCATTTGGACCTGTAAGTAAACCCATTTGTTGCATGCGACCAGGTTTATATTCCTTTATAGGTGGACCCCTGAATTCGGGTTCACGCCTTTGTTGAAAATTTCCCCGTGGACGGGGTGGACCTGAGAGAATGGTATGAGTTTTCTCTGTAACTTTGACAACTGGTGGATTTTGTATCATGTAAACAATTGTAAGAATCGATACAACTAATATTACCGACAACAGTTGAACTTTTGTCTTATTCTTCATATACTATAGGTGAGATGTTTATTTTTCCACACCCGCAAGTTGTAAGTGATCGCGATACAACGTCTTCTTCGGCTTCACTCCGGTTTGGTTAAAGAAAAACTTTGACATAAAGACATGAAGGTCTTGGCGATAGACATTGGATTTAATAACATGGGTCTGGTTCTTGCTGAGTGTGTAAAAACCCCCATCGTGGAAGTTGAGTTTATAAAAAAAGTAAACTTAGATGACTATAAATACATTTATAGCAATGACTTTGTTGACTTGATTCCTTTATTTGTAGATGATCATAAAGAAATATTTGACAAAGCTGATAGAATACTTATAGAGAGACAGCCACCCCAAGGTTTTACAAATATCGAGATACTTTTACACTATATGTTTAAAGACAAAGTCATGTTAATTTCACCTCACACTTTACATGCACATTTTGGTATTGGGCATCTAAACTACGAAGAGAGGAAAGAGCGTATGGTAAATATGATGGCAAAGTATATAGATTTAGATACGATTCCATATGAAAGAAAGCATGATATAGCTGACGCCTATGGTATGCTTCTGTATTACAATTTTAAAACTAGTGTTCACTTTCTTGATCGTTTTCGGTTTTCTCAACCAAATCCTTTATAATACGATCAACTACATTAACTACAATGCTGTTACCTAAATAGTATAACATACGCTTTGGATTTTTTAGTGTAGTATACTTGTAATCAATACCAAAACCGAACATTTGTAATGTTTCTTTGATACTCAGTGTTCGAATTTTACCATTAATTTCATACAACCCAGTTTTTGCACCTGGACCACCCGATGAAGCACAAATTGTGGGACCATGTGAATCTATACCATATACACGTTCACCTTGTCGTCCACCTTTTTTTGTTATTTTGTTAATCAATTTATACTTCATAATACTATTTCCCTTACATGGTTCAAGGGTGTACACGTTCGAATAATCAAAAAATGTATCTACAGAATAATCTATAATTGAAGATACAGGAGTCTTCGACGTTACTGGGGTGTCTATAAATGAATATAATCGGTCCTTATCACACACCATAAAAATTCTTTCTCTAGCTTGTGGTGAGCCGTAATCTTTGGAATTTATAATTCTATAGCTAAACGTATACCCGCGTTTTTCTATTTCAGTTTGTATTTTTTTAAACGTTTCCCCATTATGTATCGTGTGTAAATTCTTTACGTTTTCTAAAATAAGTGTTTTGGGATTTTTTGAATCTATAATTTTTAATATACTGTAAAAAAGATTGCCGCGTCCTTCATCTCCAAACCCCAGCTTTTTACCAGCTATACTAAACGGTTGACAAGGAAATCCTGCACAAAGTATATCAAAGTCTTCAATTTCGTCAACGTTTATTTCATTTATGTCAGATAATGGGTGAATATTGTAATTTTCGTGGTAAATATCACGAACTTGATCATCGATATCACAAGCGAGTACACATTTATATTCTATATTTTCATTACTATTTTTATTAAAAGCTGTGTGAAAGGCTCCCAGTCCACAAAACAAATCTATATACTTGACTTGTTTAGGCATAATAGTTATAATAATCAAATCCTTAAGTCCATGTAATTTGGTTTTGTATTAGCAATCACTTTTTTGAAACTTATTTTAACCTGTATATCATTACCCGCCGGCCTTCCACCATCACCACCTTTCCTTTGAATAGTTATTCCCGAGTTATCCAGTGCTATGACAGTTCGTGACGGATTAACCTTAAAATTAAATCTAGACAATTTCTTTACTAGTTCACCCATGTAAAATATTTTTGGAATTTTCCGGTTTTTATTCTTATCATATTCCACGTAAACTAAAAAGTGTGGTCTGTTATCCATATCATTCCCTCTTAGAGATTGATTTATAATAGAATATTTAATTTCCGGTTTATTTAAAAATTCAAGGAAACTATCTTCTATCATAGGATCAATTTTTCTATCCCGCTCGTTTCCTTTTACAACTCTATTATCTTCACCAATCGGAAGTTCACATAATTTTTGTAGTATAGGTTGTACAAACTGACAATTGTTTAAATCACAAAAGTTAGCAACGCTCGTTCTCCAAACCTGTTGGAAAGGACCCTCACTTTTTTTTACCTGAAACTTTAATTTTCCGTTAGACACGTCTACTTTAGAACGATTATTTTCAACTCTAAACATTTCTTCACACTTTATAGCATTGTTTAAATCATCTGCAACTCGTGTTTCTTCATCGAAACCTGTACATGCTGCACGTCTCCCTTTATCTGATTGAATCACGGAAGTAATCAGTTCTTGTAAGACGTCTTCAACTTCATTCTCCATAATTTACAATACACACACATCTTTAATAGATTACTCGTTTTCGGTTTTCTCCTTCATGAGAATTTCCAATGCATCGGTGACGTGTTCAAACATAGTAAAAATATCATCGCCATTTTCATTTTTAATTTTATAGCGAAGTGTATTGATGTTATTTTCGAAAGTCTGTTTATACATCTGAATGTTTTGAAGTTTTATTTTTAGCGACGAAATTTTATTTTCGTAGTACCTCATCTTGACTTCAGTGGTTTTATCAAGTTGTTTAATTTCTTTTTTATAATTGCAACGTTGTTTTTGTAAAATGAATAATTTTGTATTGGTGGTGCATGTTTCAAATTGTTTCATATTTTTTTGAAGTTGAAGTTTGAGAACTTCTACGTCTTCTATATACGCATTTTGAAGTGTATTGCGTATATTTGATAAACGATTTATTTCGTTTTGGATTTTAAGATCCATTTTACTTAAAAAGTTTGATTTTCTTTAGTTCACTTACGTTTTCAAACACCGAATTGAAGTGTCCTAATCTATACTGGACATATGCCCAAAGGCCAAAAAATACTGTCTTTGTAAGTTTGCTCACATCGTCCTCCCCCATTTTATAAATTGGACTCACGACGCGATTTACGAATGTTTCCTCTTTATCCTTTCCTGTGAAATACATTTCAGCCTGCGTTAAAGCACATGTATCGTCGTTGATCGACCAGTGGTAGAACAAAAATGGTATTAATATCGAGTAAAATTCCAATTTTTTACGATCGTTTGAAAATGGTATGATTAACACACCTATAAAAAAAACTAAATGAATCCAAAAAATTATATTCATCTAATATATAATGACCGAAGAAAAAAAGATATCTAACGAAGAGATGCGATTGTCATGGACAGATGGTCATGAAACTATTTTGAAACAGTGGGGCGAAGCTTCAGCGTGTTACAGATATATGCACCATCGTGCATTTTTTTTATATCGTCGTGCGAGTATACGTTTCACCTTACCTGTGATTATATTATCAACTGTAACTGGTACTGCAAACTTTGCTCAAGAAACGTTTCCCGATAACATCAAACCATTCGCCCCTTCAATCATTGGTGCTTTGAACTTAACTGCCGGTCTCATTGCAACAATCTCCCAATTCCTTAAAATCAATGAACTTATGGAGAACCATAGAACGGCTGCGTTGTCTTTCGGTATGCTCTCGAGAAACATTCGTCTCATGTTGGCTCTCGACAGGGGGGAACGTAGCAAAACAGGTTTAGACTTTGTCAATGAATGTAAAACAGAATACGATCGTCTTTTAGAACAATCACCGTCTGTACCAAAATCGGTTCTCAAAATGTTTGAGGAAGAATACCCCCTTGATAACGCTTTCACTAAACCAGAAATTTTAGATGTTAAATCTATACCATTATTGAAACTTCCTAAAACGATTGACCCAATTGAAGCTGTAACTACGGGTACACCTCTCGAAAAATTAGGCAAATTTCTTTCAAAAAAAGATGACAAACCACCACCCGGTTTCTTTGGTCCACCTTTAGGTGAAAGTGACGGTGACGCCGATGATGAATACGAAGATGGAAATGATAATGTTAGTTCTGTACCGACTGAAGAAGGTGTAGACGTCGAGCAAGGTAAAACAGAACCATAATCATTAAAAAATTGGTAAGCATACTACATGCAATGTATGGTAAAATTTTTCTTTTTAAAGGTTCTACGACACGTTTATGTAGTGCGTTATTTTCAAGCACCAAATCTATTGCTTGATTAGTAAGGTCATCAATGGATTCCTTCATTAAAATAATACCACAAAAAAATGATCCAAAAATTTCAACGATACACACAAAACAAATCGACCTTATTTCTAACTACATTCGTCAAGGTAAAAATGTGTTCATATGTGGAGCTTCTGGTGTCGGTAAATCATATGTTCTCAACGAAGTTTTAAAAAATACATTGCATGTGGAACTTCAAACTGAACACATGAAGAGTAAATCTTATTTTCTATCTTTTATAAAATCTTCTACAAAACATGTATTCATAGAAGATTACGACTCTATATTTAAACCAATTATAGAACAAGTTTCGGATGGAATACCTATAACAAAAGGTTCTTTACTTGTCACCACAACTAACATGTGTATGTATCCAAATTTTGAAACTGTGTTTATTCCTAAACATAAACCTGAAACTTTATTACGCTTAGTTGATGAAAAAGAAAGAAGTAAGCAACAAACATATAACGCCGCGTTAAAATGTAACGGAAATATTAGAAATTTTTTTACGTATCTAGATGGATACGACGAGAATGACACATTTCAATCACCAAAAGAATTTATCACAGAAATCTTGACAGATCCAAACCCCATACAAATTCATGATAGTATAAGCGAACACGGTCATATATGGGACATATTTCAAGAAAATTATCTAGATTCAAATGGTGTTGACGTAGTAAAAACATCAGAATCATTTTCAGTCGCAGACTTTTATGATACCTACATGTTTTCAACGGGAAATTGGGTGATAATGCCTTACTTTGTTTTACATGCTTTGACAATACCCAAATCGTCACTCGGTGATTCTTTAAAGAAAGATAAAATTAGACCTGGTCGGTGTTGGACTAAATTTGGAAACTACAAAATGCGGAAACAAAAGTATGTTAACCTTGACAAAAAAACACCCGGTGGTTTAAGTACAGAAAAGTTACACTTGTTTAAAATGTATGCAAAAAATGAAAACTACGATTTACTTGTCGAATATGGAATAACTCCACAAGACTTTGATGTTATTAACCATCTTAATGTTGGAAACAACTTAAAACCTAGAGAAGTAACAAAAATAAAAAAGGGAATAAAAAATGCCTATGAACGACGATGATGAAACTGAAGAAGTTGAAGAGTGTGTACGGGTCGTGGGTAACGAATTGTTTTTTTACGGGAGTATTGATAGAGAAAATGCTCTAGAATTCGTTGAGAACTTCAAAAAGCTTGAAATTGAACTTCTCAAGAAAAAGGCGGAGCTTATCGGATATGAACCGGAAATCCGTGTTCACATCATGAGCGAAGGTGGTGACATATTTTCGGGGTTCAATATGATGAATGTTCTAGAGAAATCTCGTGTAAAGGTTATTACCATCGCACAGGGTTCTTGTTGCAGTGCAGCAACATTCGTTCTATTAGGTGGTGAAGAGAAGCGAATGGGTAGGGATGCATACATTCTCATTCACCAAATTTCCACTGAATTCTGGGGCAATTTTCAAGAACTCAAACATGAACTCAAGTCGTCCGAAAAGTTTATGAAGAGAATCAAGAAAATGTATCTCGCCAAAACCGAAATCCCTGAAAAAAAATTTAAACGTCTAATGAGAAAAGATCTATATCTCACACCAAGTAAATGTCTCAAATATAAGATTGTTGATTGCGTTGATTAATATCAATATATCTCTTATACAATCCAAATATACATAAAATTATAAAAATCATACAAAATGTATTCACATTCATTGGGACGGATGTGAATTCTGGAGGCCTAAGTCGTTCCATTCTACCATAATTTACAACCGGTATTTCGGACATCTATTTAAAGTTGAGAAATTAAATATGACTACAATGGAACGACTTATCAGAAAAGACAAAAATGGTCGCGATAGATTCACTGATATTCACGTCGAAGACTTGGGTGATGGAACTGCCGACATTGTCAAGAGCACTGGTATGGTTGGAACAGAGAAAGTTGCGGTTTCTAGAACCAATGTTAAAACTGGCTACGAAAAGGCGTGTGCACGTGCTCAAACGATGTGGAATAACGAACATATAAAGGGAGTTCGGGTAATGCCGATGTTGGCCAACAAGTGGGAAGAACGGAAAAAATATATCTCCACCCCATTCTATGTTCAACCCAAATTGGATGGAGTTCGCCTCCTCGTTTCCAAAGATGGGTGTTTTTCCAGAACCGGTAAACGTGTAGAAGGTCTCGATCACCTCAGCGATGGACTGAGAGAAGGTGAATATCTCGATGGAGAGTGCTATGCACCTGATATGACATTCGAAGAAATCACAAGTATGTTCAAGACTAATCCAACAAAGTTAAATTTCTACATCTTTGATTACTTTGACTTGGAACGCCCTGAACTCACCTTCGAAGAGAGGATGGATTGTGTCAGCGTCGAAACCAAACTCCTCAAGAAGAAGTCTGACGTGGAAAAGTGGCACGATCACTTCGTGGACCAAGGCTATGAGGGTATCATGATTAGGGAGGCCTCTAGCACCTACGAAGTTGGGAAGAGGAGCAACTACCTCCTCAAGTTTAAGAAATTTCAGACGGAGGAATATGAAATTGTAGGAGCCAAGACGGGGCATGGGAGAGACGCTGATGCGGTCGTTTGGGTGTGTAAATTGACCAATGGTAGACAGTTTACTGTCAGGCCCGAGGGCACAATCAAACAAAGAGAGGAACAATACAGGAACAGAAAGAAGTACATGGGTAAAATGCTTACAGTTAGATTTCAAAATCTAACTGACTTGAATGTACCGAGATTCCCCGTTGGTGTGGTAGTTAGAGATTACGAATAATATTGTAATAGATAAATGGCTCGTATCGCAATTGATGTAGATGAAGTTCTCGTTCATTTTTTATATCCCATGGCTAGATCTAGAAGACTGGGAAAACCAAAAAAAGAAAAATACAATTACGTCTATCGTGAAATTTTCGATATAACAGAAGAAGAGTCGCAGGAGTTTGTCAAAGAATTCTACAACTCGGAGGCGTTTCAAAAACTCGAACCAATCAAAGGGTCGCAAAATGCAATGAAATGGCTTCGTCGAAGAAGTCAAAAAATGTATGTCGTCACCGGGCGCCAAAATGTGGCTAGAGAACAAACAGAAACCTGGATAGAAACATATTTTCCGGGAATCTTTAACGATGTGATACTCACAAATAGTTATACACCACATGAAGTAAAAAAGGTTGACATATGCAGAGCTCTAAACCTAGGTATGATTATCGATGACAATAAAGCAATTTGTGACGAGTGTTTAGATAACGACATCCGGGCGATAAACTTTGTTGGTGAAGAGATGTATCCGTGGTGTGAAGAAAGTGACATCATGTTGAAGGGGTGGTATAGTTTTCTAAATACAGAATAACACGGTCTTCATCCGACGTATTTTCAGCCCAATGGGGAACTCTCGCACTAAAGACTATGTGCTTTCCATCTTCTTCGCTAATATTTCCCAATGTATCATGGTATAGTGTACAACCACCCGGACATTTTAAACCCAGATGATATGTGAATTTATAATTTTTACCAACGTGGTCAACATGTTTGTTCAATTTCACACCACCTTTCATTAAAGAAAATCCAGCGATGTGGATTCCACCCTTGATTTTTGAAAGTAGTTCAGACGTTTTCGGACACATATCACAATTCCCAATGACAGGATTACCCCCCCAAATTAATGGCCAACTTATCCATGAATCTTGAACATGATCCTGACCACCCTTTAACCAACCATGACCACCATTTCCATATTTAGTTATAACCTCATTCATACTATCCGAACCTTCCCATGCACCAGTTGGTCGAGGTTCATCACTTATAAAAACATCACCCGGGAGGGTGTCATATTCACCTCGTATAGACTCCCAATATTTCTTGAGTTCTTTGAGGTCCATTTATTTTAAAACGTATAATATCTTTAGATGTATTCACTTCTATGTAAACCAATCATTGTTCCACCTCAAAATATTTTAACGACAAAAGTATGCCGAATAGTTACTGTAACACCATCTAAAGACGTACAGAATAAATACGAACTTGAGATAGTAGAAAATGCACCACCAGTAAATGTAGAAATCACTGAACCCGAGTAATTGATCCAAACTTGTCCTTCATCATAATAACTTCATCACACTTTCCACCCCTTATAGTCATCACGGGCTCACCACATGTATGACCATGTGTTTTAAAACGTTCACACGCAAACTCAGTTTTCATCGTGATATTCATATTCTCACTGTATCCGATGAAAGTCTTGTCTATAGAACCATTCGTATCAATTGATTCAACCGTCACCTTGACACAATAACTTCCAAACTCCCTATCCTTTTTATTTTTAGTGGGGGGTGGGGGGTGCTCCGTGAATGCACCCATTTTTACCCCCATTCTATTCCTAATATATGTAAATGGTTTGAGAAGAAGCATCTTAATTACACCTCATTGGAATTTTTTAAGTTCATTACACTCTTTCTCTTCTTTAGGCTATCCTTTTTCCAACCGGTATTTTTTATATGTTCCGTGGAGGTAGCCTTCAGATTTTTAAATTTGAAAACACCATTCGTCGATAACTCTTGCCACTCGTGGAGAGAAATCTTAGAGTGCCTCAATTCATCCGGGGTCTTCTCACGCTTATCCAATATTCTGTCATTCAGGTGATCATCTGCCGCCCTCATGAGGTAGTACGCCATCCCGGTTATTTCATCTTCGGTAAAATGTGTATCGTTACCCTCATCCAAATAATTCTTAGAGAAAGATTCCTTTATGAGAGCCCTCAACTCATCGAAGTCTAGGTCCCCCTTACCATCCTCATCGGCGTCTTTGAAACTCTTCGTCGCTACACACGCCTGAGCGGCATAGCGAGCAGCTTCCCTCCCAACTTCGTATTCTTCCTGTATCACACCCCGGTAGATTTCAGATTTATTACCCAGAGCAAATTTAGCAATGAAGCTCACCAATGTGGTAGCAATCCCTAGCATAACAACACCCGAAGTCAATTGAATGAGAATAAACACATAATCGACTTCCCCAACTAAACCAGTCTGTTGTATATCAAAAAGTATACCATACCTGTAAAAATCGTAGTAGATACCATTTGGTTGACCATTGTATAATATGACTGGGTTATTCGTTTCAAAGCTATCTGTTGTGTAAAAATCTTGACTGTATAATATTTCATCACCCTTAGAGAACCACCCAATCTTAGGAGACACCGTTATGACAGCGTATACATCATCATTACCAATTTTCACTTTGAATTCTTTATCCAAATGAAAGTTGTGGTACTTGACTTTAATGTTCAAGCGTACCCCACTTGTCCGAACGTAGGGGTAGTTTTGTGAATCTTCACCGGCACCCTCAAAACCTGTGATGTCCCAATCACCTTTTTGTTCATTGAATGGTTTGTCGAGTTTAATTTCAGCAATGTCTAACCATTCAGAAACTTTTAAACGAATACTTTCACCCTTTTCAAAAATGTATAGATTTTCTTCAGAACCCTCTCTCCTAATATATGTAATAGGTTTTGCACCAGACTCGACCGAAGAATCGAAATAGTGATTAAACGCGAAATAACTATCCTCTATACCCGAGGCCAAAAAATTTTTGGATATAGAATGCTCACACCTCCCCATAACCTCGGTACCTGTATCAAAAAGCCATGGATATCTTGTACAACTGCCTGCATTTTTCATATATCGCTGTATGATTGTTTGATGAATATGTGTGGTAAAAAACATAACATTTCCTGAAGGGAGCTTTGAAATCAATTCCGCACCCGAATAATACGCACACACCGGAGTTTCGTAGATCCAGTCATCCGAATATTTGAACTTATAGTTGGTGAGACTATCACAAAATGACGCACCACCGTTGTATATAGCCGTCTGTGTAGAAGTATAGTCGGTCGAAGCGAGGCCCCAAGCACTCGCGACCCCCGTTGGTACCTCGGTGACGATGTAGGTCTTACCCAAAAATAACGAAAATATAACCCATCCCACAATAATCACACTGAAGAATATATTCAACGCAGCCAGTCGCCAATCACGGATGACCACGACTTTATTGGCGGTGAATGAAAGGTTCACGATGTTTGAACGCATCCAGCGCCATGCTGGGTTCATCTTCTTCGGAACATATGTCATATACTAAACTGAGAGATTTTACATAGTGGACAACTATCTAAAAACTCTTCCAACCGGGGTCGAACCGATGACCTTGCGATTAACAGTCGCACGCTCTACCAACTGAGCTATGGAAGACTGATCCTTTCTACCTGATTCGAACAGGTGACCCATGGAACTACAGTCCACTGCTCTACCAACTGAGCTAAGAAAGGGTGTGCTATTAATATACGGCACTATGAATACAACGCGACAGAGAGGGCTCCCCGAGGTGAGACCGATTAAAGTTCCTCACCCCGTCGGCTCCATCAACGTTTATTCACTGGTTAGGGTTTCAGGTTAGGTTGGTGCAATACCGATGCCCCCATATTCATTTGGGTTTGCCCTTTACGTGGGACACCGGTCCTTCCCTCCACCCAAACAGCTCCCAAGAAGATTCGAACTTCTGTTGGTGGTTTCAAAGACCACAGTGCTAACCAACTACACCATAGGAGCGGGGGGGCACTCGACAGACTACACGTCGGGAGTGGATATATCATATTCAGGCGTTTCCTCTTTAAACTCATTTACAAACTTCATACCTGCCAATGACACGGAAAAAAGACCAGCAGAACTATTCGCTACAATCATTGGTACGATCTTAAAGTGGATCGAATATACAAGACCCATAATACTTGCAATGAAATTTAAACCAAGAAAGGCATAGTTGATCGCATGGGTATCTTTCGTTTTATGTACGTGAACAACCTGGGGTACAAACATGATCGATATAACCACAGCACTCGTGAGTCCAATCCAATTGATCAGGGTATTCGTATCCATATTTCTATTTATTTTCTATTTTTTAAGTAGGTATGACACCACACATATTTTTATTTATTTTGGTGTTAATCGTTTTGGTCAACTATAATGAAGCAATAGTTAGACGATCAAATTATGAGTATAAATGTTTTTTACTTACGATAAAAGATGAAAAAAAACGTCAACAAAAATTTTTCAAATCTCACAATAGAGATTTACCGATAGAAATCATATACGGACCGGATACGAAAAGTCCTAAAATTGCGAGAGAGTATGAAGAACACATAGAACCCGAATATTTTGAAAAGGCTATAGAAATGCACTACAACCCCAGTGTAACAAGACCAGACATTACATACTTTAATTTAGGGGCCATTGGTTGTTTCATTGGTCACATGGAATTTTATAATAGATGTTTTGCTCAAGGTTTAAAATATGCAATGATTTTTGAAGATAATGTTGTTGTAAAATCCAATCAGTTGTATGAAGAAATTCAAAAGGTTATCGACGAAAAGGGAAATGACTTTGAGATGTGTTTTTTCCATTGCCTCTCAAGATTTCCAGCTGAAAAAGAAAAATCGTTAGAAAGAGTAAATTGGATATCGAGTACCAAGTGTTATCTCATTCACGTTGATAATATGAAACAATACAAAAAATATTTTTACCCCATGGATAATCACGTAGACATGAAACATGAAGATCTTATTGCAAAAGGAGCAAGGATATACTACAAAGATTGTAGAGATTACATGTATATAGACCGATCACATAAAAGTACAATCGGTCATAGCAATCATGGACGAAAAGAATTCTTTTCTCGAACGCACCCCGAAGTTTCACCATTAAAACTCAAATGGGGATATTAACACCACGGAATTTGGTGGGGTTTGTATCGACATGACAGTTTTAAAAAATCAACAAACTCTAAAAGTTCTTGTTTAGTCTTTATAACATCAAGCATTCTACCTACATATCCATTATAAGCCATATGGTATCCTCCATGGACAAGGCGATCCTCTCTCACACAGAGTGTGTTTTTACCTAAACGTGTTGGTAACAAAATCAAATTAGAACTTGAATTCATGTCATACCCAGTATTCTTAATCGCTGGATGGTTTGTAAACTCTCTCGGTATGACATGATGATCTTCTACGAGTCCCCTTTTGTAGAGACTCCATCTCACTTTGAACATTTTTCGCCCGACTGAACCGTACCGCATACAATTACTTAGATTTTCGTGCGTAAAATTCCATTTCGTCTACAAATTGTATCGGAGGGAAATTGTGATTGGGAGAAGAAACTTCTGGTTCTCCCTCATTCTCATCCGCGTCGTCTCCACTGTCTAATTTTCCATTAGTAGACTCCTCTGCCAAGAGGCGTGTGAGTTCAGCGAGAGTAATGTCGTCGGAATAGGTAAGTGTCATTTTTACTTATTTATAAATATGAAAATATTTACTTAGGTACCCAAAACATTTTTACATATGGGACACATATGTAAAAATGATCCAAACGGGGCTTGAACCCGTGACCTTGGCGTGCCTTATGTGGATGTGACCCCACTCAAATATACTTTGTATAAGCACCACGCTCTAACCAACTGAGCTATTGGATCAAAACTCATATACCGTGACGGTGAATCTTCCTTTCTCTTGAGTGGTCGGTTCGAGAAAGAGTTGGAGTATCTTTTCTTTACCTCGTGGTGTTCCTTTAACTTCCTTACATTGTTTATCTATGATGGCCTCCGACTTGAAATTTAACTCAGATGTTGTATAATGTTCTATCCCATCTTCCGTTACAACTATAACATTATTAGGTGGATATGTTTGTGCACCTATAAAATTAGATTTTTTAAACATATCACGGAACATATTACATTATATCAAGATAATCTTCAAATGTGACTATACCACCCCCACCGATAATAAAGTTATTGTGTCTTTGGGCAGCGTCAAATGCTTCTCGAGCTACGCGTTCCGATAAAATTTTATCGTAGAGACATGGCTCAACATCGTATGCTTCAAGTGCGGGGCTTACGACTTTCACCGAAGTGTCAGTATTTTGCTGTAAAAACTCAACGATGTCCCAGTATCTATCTGTTCCTGTCACAAGAACTAGGGCAAATCCGTGTGTCTCGTAATTATTTTTGATTTGATGCATAGAAATTTCATTTACAGTCAATCCGTTAACAATGTCGGTAACCTGGTTGTAAATTTCACGCGTGATCATTTTTTCACTTGGCATTTCAACAAAAATAATTGAATTTTCAGATGCGGCTGTCTGATATGCATTTTCGATGTTTTTTCCGAATTCTACCACAGCTGTCCGAGATCCAACTGATTCTATTCCCGGGAAATCATCGAACATTGTTTTGGCTATCCCGATGATGTTTGTTCTGACTCTATCATCGAGAGCGAGTAAAGCGGCGTTTTCCATCGACTTATTTCCACATAAACAGTAGAGACGATCTATATCCTTTAAACTGTGTACAGCCATTTCTATCTTCATTTCATCGCGTGAAAGTGTTGGCATTTCAGAACGATCATTTACATTCAACCCCCTAAACCCACGCCTAAATCCAAATACATGATTTCCTTGAGATTTTTCATAAAGAGTAAGATCATGTACGAGGTTGTGAACACCTGGACACACTCCACCTGAGATCAAGATTCCGGTGTTCATTATATTTACACTAACAACTTATTTTTTAAATACCTTCCCACTAAAAATCCCAATATATTCGTTAAGTTTTCTCCGATAGAGTAATGCCAGGTATGAACCTGTGAGTTCTTTATACCAAAAATACGATCGATGAAGTTTTCATATTTGGAAACACCTGCATATACCTCCCTAAACCATAGAGGTGTGCTTTTCGTAGACTTTGTTAAACATCCACCAAGTTTATGTACTATATCAGGTCTAGAAGAGAGCCAAAATTCAAACACTTCCCACACAACACCCATACCAATCCAAAACCTAAACTGATCTGGATACATAGCACCTAAAAGAGTGAAAAGAAACAAATGTCCATATTGAAATCCATAAAACTCAGTTCGATGACATTTTTCTGGGTGTTCAGCTTGATTTTTACACGAGCACTGTCTTGCGTGATGTAAAAACCAAAGTGTAAATAAGACTATAATAATTAGCATATTTACTTCTTAATTTTAAGAAACAAAATTTTTAAAAGTTCACCGAACATGAAGGCCTGTTGTATCATAACCATAAACTTCGCGCGGTCAGTTTTGGGACTCAGGTCACCATAACCCACACTACTCATAGTCGTGAAAGAAAAGTAATATGGATCGATCGCCGTTTTAAATCCAAACTCTTTTGGATCCATCATACTGTAGAGAAAACCAAATCCTAACGTAATAACTAAAATAAGTCGAAACTTGTCAACACCATTCATTTATTAACTCTGGATATTTAATTTTGGGATAACGTTTACTTCGGTCAGGTCAGATAAAGATGTAGTTTTATCCATACTTTTTCTTTTTTGGGCAGAAAACCACATCGTTTTACTTTTACCCACAGTTTTTACAGGTGTTTCACATGCTATCACACTTAAACCATTACACACATCTGGTTTGTTCTCTTTGTTTGGAAATTTCTCATTGAATGCTTTGATGGAAATTGAAGGAATGTCAGGGGCATCGTCTAAAAGTCTGTCATATTCTTCGCGAGCTTTTGAAACAAATTCGATTACATCTACACGATGTACTTTCTCGAGAGAAAGTTCCATGTCGATATTTCTGTAAAATTTAGAATATTGAATACACATCATTGAATGGGCTTCTGTTAAACTCTGAATCTGACTAAATTTATTTACAGATGTAAATATACACCCTAAAACGTTCAAAAATGCAAAAATATACTGAACAATTACTATGTTCATACGAGCATCCGAACTCATAGTTGATTGATTATGTGGTGATAAAACGGCAAAACCACCAACACCCGTTATACTCGATATCACTATACTCGGGTAAGCCATCATATCACTGTATTTTTTATAATACAATCTTGCGTGATTATGAAGCCACCTATATCCAGCCGCCTTTTCTGCCCATCTAATTAATAACTTTTCTTGTTTATCGCACCATAGATGGGGTGGTACATGATTATCATCACTCATCTCTATTAAACGATGAGATTATTTGCACAATTTCTTGCTAACTTATCGACTGCTTCGTTCTGGGGATTTCCATTATGTGCCTTTACCCATTTCCAGTCAATGATGTCCAATTTTGTAGTCAATTCGTCAAGTTTAATCCAAAGTTCTTTGTTTTTCACAGGTGTTCCGGATGCGGTTTTCCAGCCGTTCCGTTTCCAGTTTTTTATCCACGAAGTAATGCCTTGTTTTACATAATTGCTGTCAGTATAAATACACACAACACCGAATCCCTCACGTAAACAATGTTCAAGAGATTTTATGATAGCAGTCATTTCCATAATGTTATTCGTCGTATCCAATTTTGCCCCATATATTTTGAATTTTTCACTAATGGCAGCCCAGCCACCGCGACCAGGATTCCCCAAGCAACTGCCATCTGTATAAATTTCAAGCATACTTACTTATTGACGTTCTTTTTTAAATCACGATATTCATTAGCCTTCTTTGGGGTCTTACATATAGTGTCACCGCAATGATCTCTATTTTGATAGACCGAATTTATGGAAGTAGTAAGTTCATGGCACGTCTTCAGGTTCCAGCGTCCCAACATAGGTTTTTCCACTTTCACAAAAAGATCAATAAGTTTTTTCAACATATACTAGAAATAAATCTTATTACTTTATATTAATGAAGCATGTATATGTAATTCTGATATCTTTACTTGTAGGTACGGCATATTATTGTATGATGGAAAAAACAATTCCCACAGAAAAAAATTGCAGTTTTCTCGCCAGCCCCATGACAGATTTTTTAGCGTTTGTGTGGGGAATTTTAGTTGTATATTTTGGTATTCGATATGACAATGAAATACTTACAGCATTGGGTGCAACGGTATTTGTCGAACACATTTGGCAACTTACACGAAAAACCCTTATTTATCCTTCACCTTAGATGGAAACGAGGGCCTATCGGGTCTAAAAAAGTTATTATACGGACACCTCAAACATCTTGTATGGCGAATTGCACATGAAAGTGCGTCAGCATTCTCCATACATGGTTTTTTCTCAGCTTTTTTTCGTTGTCGATAGGTGTGTTGTCTTCCGATGGCGTAAATAAGAAGTGGGGTTTGACCTACAGCTATCATGATATTTCAATATAAATTTTAGTTTTTAAGTAGCCGGGCCGATCGGCGCAGGGGTGGCGGCGGCGGCCTAGTAAGTTCTTCGAATTTATGAACATACTTTGTAAATCTGGAATCCCTACACCCTTTTGCCTTATCATAAAAGGTCTGAATGAGTTTCTTATCACCCTTTCCCTGTGTGAGAAGATTGTAATAACTGACTGTAACCTCAAACATAGACAGTGCCATAGTTTTACGAACTTCCATATCAGGGTTATTTTCTACGGTGCATAACATCATAGTCAGATTAGTAATCAATTCGGCACGTGAAAAGTTGCGCATTTTAGTTTAGAAACAAAAAATATAGGTCAACTTAGGCATGTTAATCATTTTTAAACAGCATTGGTACTGTGCATTTTAAAAATGAAGTTTTATTTAATTATTTACTAAAATACTTCGTATGAGTATTTAGTTGGAGAAAGCGAGGCCACCCATACCGGACTGGATGCGGAGGACGTTGTAGTTGGTCGCGAACATGTGCATGTTCACGGCATGGCCCGCCGCGTTCATCTTAACCGCAACCTGCGCGTTATCGATGCGGGAGAAGTTGCAGGTACCAGTTGGCTGGTGCTCCTCGGGCTTAAGCGCGAAGGAATACGCGTAGACACCCGCGTATGGGGCACCGGTGTGGTGGAAGTAGGGCTGTACCTGGTTGAAGTACTTACCCTTCTGCTCCTTGAAGCGGTCCTGGCCGTTGAGGACAAGCTTGAAAGTGTCAAGGGGACCGACAGCCTCCTCGGTGAAGGTGGAGGTACCACCGGCAGTGCCAACCTTGAGGAGGGGCGCACCGGAAAGGGAGGTGGGCACGAACGCGTTGGAGGCCGCGAGGGTGGTGTCAGACTCAATGACAACGTCACCCGCCGCGGACGCAGAGGTGAAGTTCCAAAGAGAATCTGGGCTGGTGTTAGAGAAGCACCAAGCGAGCTCCTTAACTGGGTGGTTGTAGGAAAGGCGAACCTGCTTGGTCGCGGAGGCAGTGACAGTGTCAGTGCCAGTGTGCTGAACCTGCTCAATGAGGTACTCGTGGCCCTTCTGTGCGAAACGGCGACGCTCCTCGGTGTCAAGGTAGATGTAGTTCGCCCACACCTTGAAGACACCGGGGTTGAGGTAGACGGACATGTCCGACGCGAGGTCGACATCGACGCGGACCTCGTGGTACTGGAGGGCGATGAGGGGGAGGTAAAGACCTGGGTTACGGTTAAAAAAGAAGATAAGAGGAAGGTAAACAGTCTTGCCGTCTTCCGCGGTGGTCATCTTGCCCCAAGTGGCCTTCTTGGACTCGTCGAGGTAAAGCTCGGAGTAGAGACGCCACCACTTCTGGTAGTGCTTGTCGATACGCTGACCACCAATGGAAAGCTCAACGTTGTTAATCGCACGCTCGGCAACCCAGCACGCCGCCGCGGAGGTCTGGGCGTTGGACTCGAGCTCGAGGTACATGTCGCCGACGAGATCACCGTTGCGCGCAACGGTGACGGACACGCGGCCGGAGTTCGCGGCAGTACCGTTGACGGTCTGCTCGATGTTCTCCATCGCGAAGTTGGTGTGGCGCTTGTATTTCGCCTGGAAGAAGGTCACCTCAGGGTTACCGGTAAGGTAAACATCCTGGGCACCGTACGCTACGAGTTGCATGAGACCACCGGCCATTGTGAGAGTTGTTGTACTATAAGCAGAGAAAATAATTTTGGGAAAATGCGAATTTTCCACACACAAAAATTCTCAGTCAAGACTAAATGTCACAACCTGAGGAAGAAATTGAATCGGAAATCGAAGAGGGGGAGATCGTGTCTGTTACAGACGAAGACGAAGACGAAGAAGAAATTGATGATGAGGAGTTATTTGTTGATGAAGGTGTTGATATAGCTGAACTTCTTACAAACTTGATGGCTACAAGTGAAGGTGATACAGTTTGCACTGCACTAGTAAATATCGGCCTTCAAATGCAAACCCAAAATAAAATACTTATAAAAATTTTGAGTAAACTTCAAAAAGCTTAGAGAAAAAAATTGTATATAAGAAAACATGGAACTGGAACCCACCTGTTTCATCGATAAGGACTGTGATCAATCTAAGATTATATGTGACATATTACAAAAACATGTTCAATCGATGAATAAGGAAGAAGTAAGTGGTGTCGTAGAAAATTTAGAGCATGGATGGGGTTTAAAATTTACAAACTTCCAAGATGCACGAGAACTGGGGTATCATCAGTTTTTACATGAAAATTGTTTTGATGTTGATGGGAATCCTGATCCATCAAAGATTGATATTCCTATGATGAGAGATAATTATACAAAACAACTCCGTTTTGTTCAGGATGTTTACTACCATATTAAATTAAATATCGAAAATGATAAAAATGATGACGAGGAATTTAGTCTATTGAAACGTGTCAATAATATCATCAAGCAAATTGAAAATGGTTTTGAAAACGTTCGAAGACATTACAACTCGTATGAACTTGTTACAAACCCAACTGCAGTTCCACTAACCAATTCTCTTTCCGATCCCTCTACGTTGGGTGAAGATGACATTGAAAGTGCCACTCCATTTCAGCAATGTTTGCTGTTTACACTCGATGAGATATATAAAAATGGGTACCGGAGATACAAGGGGTATTGTTGTGAAGAAATAAAAACAGTTGAAGGATACAGAACCAGAGCTTGGAAACAAATTCACACTATCGAACATTTTGTACATACACTCGCTCGAAAGAATAATAACTTCAAGATGTGGAAAAACTTCACAAGTAGGGGGTCAACGGTCAGGGATGTCGTTGATAATATCTCTAAATGTGTAGATCACCAGTTTCCTGAAATCCACAAGAGAAGGCATGTGTGGTCTTTTAGAAATGGTGTTTTTGTTGGTAAGCAGTTTAATGCTGATACTGATCAATATGAGTGCCGTTTCTACCCTTACGAGAGTAAAGAATTTATGTGCCTCGACCCAACAATCGTTGCATGTAAATACTTTGATCAGTCATTTAACCATTTTCCAGATATTCAAGACTGGAAAAAGATCCCAACACCCTACTTTGACAGTGTATTGAAATACCAAAAGTTCGAAGACGATGTATGTGATTGGGCTTATGCGATGGGTGGAAGGCTTTGCTTTGATATCAATGAAATGGATGGTTGGCAGGTGATTCCATTCTTCAAGGGTATCGCCAGGTCTGGTAAATCTACACTGATTACCAAAGTTTTCAAGAAGTTTTATGAAAACGAAGATGTTGGAACACTTTCAAACAACATCGAAAAGAAATTTGGATTATCGGCTATTAAAGATTCCTTCATGTTCATCGCACCAGAGGTTAAAGGTGATCTCGCCCTCGAACAAGCCGAATTCCAGTCTATTGTATCAGGTGAAGATGTCTCCGTCGCAGTTAAGAATAAAACGGCTGTCTCAATTGAATGGACGGTGCCGGGTGTACTTGGAGGCAATGAAGTTCCCAACTGGAAGGACAATTCAGGGTCGGTTCTTCGTCGCATTTTACCATGGAACTTTGGTAAACAGGTACGAGAAGCAGATCCCCTACTTGATAAGAAACTGGACAAGGAGCTTCCAGTTATTTTGTATAAATGTGTGTGGGCCTACCTAGATTTTTGCAAAAAGTATTCTGATCAGGACATCTGGAATGTTGTACCCGAGTACTTCAAAAAGATACAGAAACAGGTAGCCATGGTGGCAAGCGTTCTTCACCATTACCTCGAGTCTACCGGTATCGAATTTGGTACGGGATTATTCGTGCCACAAAAATTGTTCGTTAGTTCATTTAATCAGCACTGCGTAGCTAATAACCTGGGAAAACATAAATTTAATGCTGATTTTTACAATGGACCATTCAGTTCTAGAAATATCGAAGTGAGGGATGAAACAGTAACATACAAGGGTCGTGTATATCCAAGGCAGCCGGTCATCTATGGTCTAGATATCATAAGCGATGAAGCCATTGATTTTACAGACAACTTTTAAAAAAAATACTTACCTATACTAATATGAGCCAGGAGGTCAAAGAGTTCATAAAAAATTCAGGTGTTGAAATTAGACCTTCTACAACACCATCATTCCCACCACAGTTTGAGCGAAATATCGTTAGTGGTCCGATATATAACGAATTTCCAAAACCCGACGAACCCCCACAATTAACAAACGAAATGAAAGGATATTTTGCTTCGATGCGGGACGAGGTACATGTAAGCAAACTCAACCTAGGTATGTACAATGCAACCGTCAACAAAACATTTGGCAAAGCCGATCGCGTCGATTTAAAAAAAATTCTGATGAAAACCCCAATGGGTAAAACTTCTATTGGTGAAGGTCTTTATGTAGACACCCAAGATATTGTTGGATATCATGGGCAGTTTAAGACTGGATTTTCACACACAAAAAAATATGGACCGAAAGGTAATATCAATTTACCATTCTTCTCGGTACAATTTAAACTAAAAGTCTCTACCGACAACGAGAGTGGGGGGTCCACTGTAAATGTGTTCAAAAACGGAAAACTTCGGTTTTCTGGTGGCTTTGTGGGAACCAATATTTCTAATCAAGCCGAACTTATAAGAAACTTTATCATAAATACATACACCGATAGACAAGACTTTTTATACAATCCATTCGAGTACAATAATTTGAGTGGAACTTTTATGATTAACGGCATTTTCAAAAACTTTGTACAAATAGGTAGAAATCATCGTCAACTTGGTATCTCTTATATATCATATGAACCTGAACTGACCCCCTTTATGTACCTGACATACAATGAACACAAGTATATTCTAAATAAATCTGGTAATGTGCAAATTTCGGGATCAAAAAATCCCAAAGAGATGGCAAACGCGTATAACAATGGAAGTGAACTTATGGAGCTTTTATATGAAAAGGGGTACATTGAACTTACTGGTGAATTCCCCAAAAAGGCTATAAAAACGACTATGGTGCCAAAGATTAGAGGGAAATCCACTGCCAAACCAAAACCAAGGGGTAAAGCTAAAACGACACGCGTTTTTATGATTGGATCTAGAAAGTGTGGGAGCTTGAAAAAACCCGAACTCGTAGATATTGCTAAAAAAATGGGTGTCGTCGACATTTCAAAAAAAGATTCTAAGATTGACATCTGTAAAAAAATTGAAAAGATGTCCAATAAAAAGAATGTGACATTTAAAAATACTGAAAAAAATCGAAATGTGGCACTCCGAAATACAGGATCTTCCTTCAAAATCAATAAATCTAAGTGTGTAAACTATTCAAAGACTGAATTAGTTCGTTTAGCTAAAATTTTAAACATTCCTATAGATCCCAAAGACACAAAGATAACCATCTGCTCCAAAATTGAAAAAATTCGAAACGAACTTGCCAAGCCAAAGCCAAAGCCAAAGCCAAAGCCAAAGCCAAAGACTCCAAACAGCAACAACAACAATAACAACTTTGCTGCAAATTTGGAAAGAGCCATGATTAACGAAGAAAAGAAGCGTAAGAGGGGTCTCAACGATAACACAATTCGTCGAGATCTTAAAAAACTCTACGGTGACAAATGGATAAAGAGGTACAATCCATCCCTTAATCAAGATGTGAAGAACGTGAAAAAGGAGTTGAACAATATTTCTAAAGTAAACAAAAAAGGATATCCTTTCAAAAAAGATATCGATGTAGTCAAAAAGCGTATGGTCGCTCAATGGAAAATGGAAAGGAGGAGGGAACTTGAAAAGAAATATCTTATGAACACCGTGAATGTTACGGGTGTAAATTATGCTCTCAGAGCGAATTACAAAAAAGCCGCTGCCAATTACATCATGAACCAAAAAACTGCCCCAAGTAAAAAGAAAATGGATGATTACAGAAAATATTGGTTAAAGTTTAGAGCTAACGTTAACACAAATGGCAACGCGCGACGAAATTTTATCCCGGCTCGAGCTCGGGTTGAAAAAGTATAATCATGGCGTTAGAGTTAATGATGATACAAGGACGTGGGGAACTAAAAAAAATTCCTGGTTGGACATGGCGAGGGAAGAATTTTTAGATGCTATCATTTACATCATCGCAGATTATATTCGCATCGGTAGGAATACAAAAGAAGGTAAAAGCCTACTTGAAATAGAGTTTAATGACTATTACAGGAAGGATGATAATAAACTAATTATGTATATTGTAGACAACTACACTAAATTAGATAGTCCAAAACATAAAATGATGTTGTGGAACATTTTTAACATTTTACGTTCTTGTTAATTCTTTTTTCGGGTTCTGCAGTTTGCTTCAAATGAATTGTATGATAGGAAAAATCATATTTTGGAAACGAACGTTTTATCAAATCTGAAATCGCGACAGCATCAATGAAATTGGGTACACCTGAACACACTGAATTTCGTTCAACTTGGAGAAATCTATCCTCCCATTGCACGAAATTTTTTACTTTTTCTGATGATAAGTCATCATTCACCATTTTATAATACATTTCTTTGGACTTACCTTGGCTCATGTGAAAGTTTTTAGAGCCTGGAACCTCATCCGATCTAATTGTTTTTTCATACATCATTGAAAAGACAACTATGGCCGCTATAATGTAGAACATCTTAAAATATACTGATATTATTTTACTTTGACATTGTCTCTGTCTCTGGCCATATTCTTCTCGATCCACACCGCAAGTGTGGTGCTACCAAAGCCATATCCTCCCGGAAGCTTACGGCGGTCTTTTGTTTGGTTCTCCGGTGCAGGGCCCCAATGTGTAGGAAATTTACGTGGTCCAGGGGGCCTTTTCGGGGGGAATTTATCTCGTGGAGGGACCCAATGTATAGGAAATTTAGATGGTCCAGGGGGCCTTTTCGGGGGGGGTTTATCTCGTGCAGGGCCCCAATGTATAGGAAATTGACGTCGCCCAGGGGACCTTATCGGGGGCTTCATGGCCTCGGGGGGTTTGTCTTGTGCAGGGGGACTCGTCGGGGGCTTCACGGTCTCGGTGACCACGGGTTTTTCACTCTCGGTAGTTGGTTTGGGTCTATACATCATAAAAATACCGACTGATGTAATTATTAAAATGGCGATAATCGCTACGACTAACATATGTTATAGCTTCACATAATTTTTACCAGATCCGCCACCTTGTTGATGATGTTGAACAACTTGTAGACGGAGTCCACATCACTGGGCTTCACAATCTCAAGTTCAATCTGGTACGAGGCCTCCTCCTCCGAGTCCATATCGACGTTATCCCCTGAAGAGATTGTCATATCGATGCTTAAATTTTTGCGCACGAAAGAGTGACGCATCTTCGTCCTTTTCCTATCCATCTCATACTCCCCAGATGTGGGAATTTCCCGAGCAATGCATACTCTTACATCTAGGGGATCGCACCTGAAGTCCTCCTTGACGACGCTAATTTTTTGGATCATCGTCTGCTCCCCCGTATCCTCGTTGGACGTAATGCGAACACCGTTCGCGTCACTGTAGTACACGTCGGACTCTGTATAGTTGGTAGACTCCCACCCGTCGTAGTTCTTCAATCCCTTTAGTACGCGATCCCACGTATCTTTACCAACGTTAGTGTCAAAAAGGGAGCCATTATGTTTCCCGAGACGAAGTTCGACCTCGATATTCTCTTCGGTCTTCAGAGCCTCGAAGGATGGAAGGATGGTATCGGTTATACGTTGGATGTCCATTTTTTTACTTAACATTTATACTTCGCGTCTTTTACTTAAGCCTTTTTTGTTCATAAATTATAATGAAGGGTTTTAGCAACAATGGAAACACCTGTTACTTTAATACAGCTCTTCAATGTCTTTTACATACACCAGTTCTTTCAAACTATTACATGAGAAAACCTTATGAAGGAGAGTGTGCATTTACTCAAATTTATTCCAATTTTGTTAAAGACTATTGGATGAATGGACAATCTCAATTATGTGTGAAACCACTTCTATCAAAATTCCGGGAAAAATTTCCACGTTTTAAAACCCGTGAACAACATGACGTTCAAGAAGCAATTCTATGTATCATAGATATTCTCGAGTGTTCATGCCCTTTCATTAAACCGTGGTTTTACGGAAAAAAGCATCAAGAAACTATTTGGCCAGGTGGTAAGTCAACAAGTGAAGAACCATTCAGTGTTCATTTGGTGACTTCCAATGGCAAAAACTTGAGAGATATGCTCGAGAAAAGTATGGATTGGAATGTATTAGAAAACTTTGAAGACACAGAGGGTAAAATTCACAATGTAGCTACGACACGTTCAAGGTTTTCCGAGCTTCCTCAAATTTTAATGATTTCATTTGATCGAAAAAGTCATATCAAAATTATAGAGACAATTATTATTGATTCATTCGAGTATAATCTAGTGGCGACGGCACTTCATGAGGGTGACCAAAATGATGGTCATTATGTATCCTTCGTAAAATGTAGAAACAGGTGGCATTTCATAAATGATCATGATATTAAACAATGTCCATTACCCGAAGAGGCTGGGTACTACTTTATGGTCTACAACTTAAAAACTCGTGCATCTTGATATCCTCCCTAATGTTCACAATCGTTCGGTAAAATGTCCTTCTACTATTGGGATGCGTCTTATCCGTCCTTCTCTTTAGGGGTCTCCACCACATACGTTTCCCATCGTCCACAAAATCACATTCAACGATAGCTCCTTCTTCGAACCATGGTTCATTCATCAGTTCCATACTTACTTCAGATTCAAATACAAGCTTTCCCTTTTCTTGGACATAGAGTCTCCACGCTAGGGGACCCCCAACGGTGCCCGGCACTTCCCATGAAGGTTCCTTCTTCATGAGAAAGTCCACTGTATTCTTCTCTTTGGGCTTCCATTTAAACATCGTCTCATGGGTCCCAATTCTCACAGGTTCATTGATTGGTGTAAAAACAAGACCATCAATTTTTTGTGTAACGGTTGGAAGATATTCATTCATAAAATATCCATATTCCCTCATGTGATGAAATGTCTTCACTTTTAAACGATATTTGTCTTGTTTCATGTAGATAATTGAACTCGTGGCAATTTTACACGCTTCAAGTCTCAACATTAGATTTAGATCCCACACAGGTTCTCCATTTACATACACAGCATCGTATACCATAAGTGTATTTTCGTATAATTCTCCATCGAGAATAGTCCCCTCATATACCTTCTTTTTTAGATTTATCGAAACTTCAAACATATTGAAAGAACGATTCACGAAAAGACACTTCTTCTTACCTTCAAACATGAGAGCAACCATCATATACCGCTCTCCATCAGTCTTTTCACAAACGAGATACTCTGCACATCGAAGTGTGTTGAAGTGTTTACGCTCAATTGAAATAGGTTGGGGTCCCGGAAAGTAATCCTTACTTTTCCAACATGCGTGGATATACTCTACGACGTGTTTATAAAGTGGTGATTCTGACGTTATAAACATCTCGGTAGACATATTTTAATATAGAAGTAAAACTTTAAGTGCTGCTAACCTTCACACCCGCAGCGTTGAGAATATTACTTATACACTCATGTGCATATGTAATCGTTAACTTAGATGCTGTAAATGCATAAATTTTAACACCTTGTTTTTTTAATTTTTCAAACATACCATTCGGATTAATTTTCCATGAACCAGTCTTTTTATCTTTAATTTTTTTAATCACGAGACTGGGATTCATCATCCAGCATCGTGCTTCGGTTTGTAAAACATTGTAGATGTTTTCAGAAATCTTCTTACCAACTGAAGTGTCGTAGTGTAATCCCATTTCGTTAACAGGTTCATCAGAACCTTCGTGAACTTTATTTTTGAAAAGCTCCCAGTCTACACCCTCTTTTACACCTGGAAAAACCAAGCATCCAACTCCCTCATGTGGTTGAATACATTGTTTTAAAGTTTCATCGTCAACACCAATACCAAAGTCGATGAAAAGAATACGATCACATTTCTTCATATAGGACTGAATAATTTCAGCCTTTTTAAAAGGATCATCGTCAACATATGCAATCTCATTATTTATATTAGTCTGAATACACCGAAGATTGAGTCTAAGAATCGAGTGCAACGTTTTCACACTACAAGATTTCGAACGTGCCACGATGATAGTAACCAACTTCATATCGAATTATGTTTTCAAAGCCTTAAGCCTGTTATTCATGCACCCACTGAATGGAAGATTTCCCACATGTCCTAGAGTTGTATTCACATCAGCGTAAATTTTCCCACCAACCTGCTGCCAACGACGGCAGAATGCGTAATCTTCAGACAGATACCTTCGATTTGTTGGATCTATCATGCAATCAAATACCGCGTGGTAGTCGTCAAACTCCCTATTTTGGTGATCATTCTTACACCAGAGTTCTGGAAACTTTTCTTCTAAAGTTTTGAATACGGAACGTTTAATAAGCATAAAACCTGTGGGTCCATCGAGAATTTCTATAAATCCATTGGTGACGGGTCTATTTTTAGCTCCAAAATTAATAACTAAACTGGAAGAAAGCATGGACATGTTTCGATCATCACCACTCTTTACCGCATTAGCAGCTTGCTCCCACATTACAACTTTTTTAGGATAGCAAGCAACCGAAAGGTCATGTCCAGATCTAAGAAGACGGACAACTGCTTCTGGGTCAAAGTGTATATCGGCATCGATAAACATAAAATAGTCACATTCAGTCTTTTGCATAAAACGCCCTACCGAAACATTACGCGCACGGTGTACAAGTGACTCATTTTCAGTGGTATCAAGACAAAGTTGAATATTCTCTTTTATTAAAAGTAGTTGAAGCTTGACGATACTAGACATAAATTTCTCTAGGCATAGTCCACCATAACATGGTGTGGACAAAAATAAGTTGGTCATATTCTAAAACTCCTCTTTATTCTCTAAGTGTTTTTTTATAATAGTTTCTATTTTATTCAGTGTAGGAATAGACACGGAACATTTTTCACACATTTCCGTTTTTGACACACTGTTTTTAAGAACGATGTAAATGATTGTAGAAGCTACACTATTTGGTGTTTTACTCATAAGTTCAACACAATCTTCTATAGCACTGGACATTTTGTTACATTGAAGTCTTTCTTCTCTCGAAACTTCGAAAGAATTGAGTAATCTACTCATAACATCAAATGCTTTTGTTACATAATTTTTTTCAGTTATACCCATTATTGTTTCTTTGAATATTTGAGTTGTTCGGCTAATATCCTTTGATTGAATACCAAACATATCTGCAATTTCTTTTGTTGTTCTGGGAAATTTTGCCATTCTACACGCGTACAACACACAATTCGCTTTAATACCCAAACGAACCGCACCCCGTGTAAGCTTACTGTCATTAAATTTTTTATACATCATCTTGGCATCTTTCAATATAGATTCGGGTAGAGAATTACATGCCTCGTCGATATCTCTATATGCATGGAACAGCGAACGATCTTTATGATTCATAGACATGTGAAAATTAATTTTGGCCATTCGTTTGTTTTCATACGTCGAAAAGCCCTGTGTTGAAATGACCGTCCCCTTTCCCCAATGTTGTGAAAAAAGTTCAGGATTTGAGTTTGGATTGCCACATCTCGCGGGATCATTAACTTTTCCGTCATCTGTTATACCACTCGTCCATTCTGCAGTGTCGTCAATATAGTTGTTTTCAACAAGACCGCATTCAGAGCACGTTGGTAAACCTTCTGGTGATATAATTTTAGTACCCGAGCATTCATGACAAATAAATATATTAGCTGGCTTTTGTTGTATTTCTTTTGGTTTTAATAAGTCTAATTGTTTCCATATAGCTTCCAGCATTGTTTTCTAACTATTGGGTTTTTTAGTTTTTTTTTTAAACGCAATCTATATACTTAGGCTTTTGATGTTCATTTCTATCATATCGACGGTTTTTTTGAAACTTTTACCGCCAGATGTAGAAGGTTCCCAAGCTTCCCACTCTTTATCGATCATTCGATGATCCGGTGGTAATTCAATATTCTGACCTTCTATTTCGGTATCGGATACTATAAAACCATCTAAATCATCTCCTGATGAAGATCCTTCATCATAAATTTCACTATCATCATCTTCTACATCAATTTCAGAGTAATATGCAAACATATCATTCCCCAATGATTTCATTTCAAGATCTGTGAATGCTGTCCCACTTGGGTGATGTTCCATAAGACTTTCAAATGGAGCAGGGGATAGGGTGTCGGTGTCTAGTTTGTAGACACATGCGGCTTTGTATGTGAGTTCAGTTGGATTGAGATATTTCACTCCGAGAGTCAGGCCGGTATTCATCCCCACTACACCATACATCTCCTCTTCTACTCCTTCTTCGTTCACAAGTAGTTTAACTATATCATTTTCATTTATTTCGGATGGCACAATCATGCTTAGAGTTTTCTCACAAAAAATATTCAGGGATAATATCACAGATGAAAGTTATTATTTATTCGAAGGAAGGATGTCAGTATTGTAACCACGCAGTCACCCTATGTGAGTCGGAGGGTTTGGAATATGAAAAGAAAATGATAGAGAAAGAAGATTTGAAAAAATTGTGTGAAGGCAACGTGACAACCTACCCTCAAATATTTATTGACGGACGTCGCATCGGAGACTATTTTGAATTTCAAGAGTACATTGAAGAGGAATATGAGCCTATTCTAGCACCAACCCTAAAAAGATTTACAGTTTTTCCCCTGAAACATCCCAAACTATGGGAACTTTACAAAAAAGCTCAGATGTCAAACTGGACAGCTGAAGAGGTAGATTTATCTAGTGACATGGCAGATTGGAAAACACTCAATGATAATGAACAGAAATTCATCAAATATATACTAGCATTCTTTGCTGGTTCCGATGGAATTGTTTTTGAAAATATCAATAACAATTTTGCTGATGAGGTGCAAATCTCCGAAGCACGATCATTTTATGCATACCAGTCTCACAATGAAATGGTTCACGGTGAGACCTATTCAAAACTCATAGACAAATATATTAAAGACCCCACTGAAAAGAAACAACTCTTTGAAGCGATTCAAACAGTTCCATGTATAGAACGAAAAGCAAACTGGGCTCTCAAATGGTTCGATACCAAGACCAAATCCTTTGCCGAACGACTCTTCGCATTCGCATGTGTTGAGGGAATCTTCTTTTCTGGAAGTTTTTGTGCCATCTTCTGGCTTAAAAAGAGAGGTCTTATGCCCGGTCTTTGCTTTAGCAATGAACTCATATCTAGAGATGAAGGACTTCACCAAGAGTTTGCGGTTGAATTATTTAAACAACTTCGCACAAAACCATCTACGGAAACTATTAATTCTATCGTAAAAGAAGCTGTAGAAATTGAGAAGAGTTTCATCATAGACGCTCTCCCCTGTAATCTTATCGGTATGAATTCGGATAAAATGTCCGAATACATCGAATACGTCTCGGATCGTCTTTTGAAACAGATTGGGCAGCCAGCGATTTGGGGATCAAATAATCCATTTGATTTTATGGAGAACATATCCCTCGATGGTAAAACAAACTTTTTCGAAAAACGGGTTGGAGATTATGGAAAATTTGATGATGACACCGATGAAATTGGGTTTAATGAAGAATTTTAGTTAAACATTGTACCTTCGGACGCGACAGACATAGGTTCAAATACCTTACCACTGTCAGTTAAATCAATTGGAGGTTCCTTAAAATCTGGTTCAGGGGCAGGAGCATCGACCATCGCAGATGGTGCTTTTGCAACAACCTTAGAACCCCTTTTGGCACCACAAGATGATTTACAACTACCACCCTCTTTGTTGACGTTCATCATACCCCACACGATAAATGTGAAAACAATTGCGTGAACAACGAGACCAAACGTAGATGGACACCCAGTCGGGCTTGCTATACTGGGTCCAAGAACTTTCCTGACGAGACGAAATGTCTCTGGGTTTGCGACAATAAAGAATGTAAGACCAGAAATAACAGAAGTCAAAAACTTCGCCTGTTGCTTCCGACCATTACATCCACAACCACAGTCTTTAAAAATACCCATTGCACTATTAATATATATTGACAAAAAAAACTTACTTAAAGTCGAGTCCCCCAGTATAGATATAACCAACAAACAATGTCGCTTTCTATCCAACAAATTTCCAATTTCTCCTCTGCCTCTGTGCAGTTTTCGAAGCTTCGTAAAAACAAAAATGGCGGTAAAACCGTATACCTGAATACAGGCGACAACAAAAAACTCTACATTCAACTTCCCTTCATGCGTTCTCCTTATGGACTCAGTGCCTTTACTGATGAGAGCACGGGGCGCACTACGTACTCTCTTGACATGTCCTTCGATACGGACAATGAAGCTGCTATGAATGTTCATAACAAGTTTAAGGAGCTTGATGAGATCATCGTGAATACTGTTGCTAAGAACTCCAAGGAGTGGCTCGGTAAGGAGTTCAATGTTGCTGTTCTCAAGGAAGCTC